TAATAACTGTACCATTTATCGCATCGAATTATCAAGAAGAATATAAAGAATGTATGCAGATTTTAGAAACTGTATCAGAAGATATCGATATTTTAATTAGTGGATGTTGTCATACGCCCTATTTTAAAAGTCGTATAAATAATCGTAATTTATTAGAATATAAATCAAATACTGATATTAAAACTCAATACTCGTGTGACTATTCATTTATTCGTGATTTTTATAATGATATAGGCATCGATTTAAGAATCTATTATGAATGGTTTGATATTCCGAGTTCCAAAACATCATTACAATACTACGATTCTATCCAAAATAAAAAAATCGTATTTCTACATACGAAAGCAAGTGATACTGAAATAAATTTAGATAGAATTATTGATAAATATATTACAGATGAATCCTATTTGATTATTTGTCCGAATAAAAATATGTATGAATCAACTAGTAATAATGAATCGCTTGCAGCTATCTATGTAAATTTACCCATTCGGGACTATATCGATATCATAAAAAAAGCAGTCATTATTCATGTAGTGAATTCATGCTTTAGTTGTATTGTTTATCCATTAGTTAAATCTGGGAAGATAGCGCCCATAGAATGGAAAATATATGAAAGAAATGAAATGAATTTTTGATATTTTTGATGTTTTTTAATTTTATAGAAACAAGGATAATCCAGAATCTGCGGACCAATCGAATTCTCCAGCTGGAATTCGTCTCCAACTTGCAGCGATTTCCTTCTTACCATACCTCTTTATGATATCGTCATAATTGTCGATATCTTTCACTTCGAGTGTCCGAATCATCGTACGGCAATTTGGGCATGTCGGTCCATTCTTCGATGTATCTAAATGATGACAAATACAGCTATGACAAAAGGAATGACCACAGTTTGTGGTATCAAAATGAATTCTTGTTTTTTCGTCTAGGCAAACGATACATTCCATCAAAGCAGATAGTTCGGAAGCAGTCTCTAGGCAAAGCATCATTGGTTCGATACTTGTATTCGATTCGATTGGTTGCGGTTCATTCCAAATATTCTCGTAATCTGTCTCGATTTCTTCTAATACCATCGGCGTACGATCGAAGAATGCGAAATGGCTAATATCGGATGGATCTTCTTCGATAAATGCGGTATTTAAATCAATAATATCACTTTCATCGATAGATACTTGGTCTTCATTCCCTTCAATCGATTCGTCTTCTTCAAAATCATACGAATCGGGATCTAGCCAATTCAAATAATCGATTCTCTCGTTCCAGCGAAGGTAAATGAAATGTTCGGCCTCTAAACGAATTTTATTTTTTATTCCAGTAATATGCATCTCAGGTGAAGAGCGTACGGTAGCTCCCCCGATTTGTACACCAAGTACACGGAGAAATGGTAGCGGTAATTGTCTTAGAAGAGTATCCACATCATTTAAATCTTCTTCTTCCATGGAATTTCCTAAACGTAAATCTACTTCTCTTAAACAATACTTCCATGTTTCCTCTATACGGGGATCCTGACACCCTGAAATAGTATGTCCAGGATTTCTGCAAAAAGAGCAACAGCGAGTGTTTGAATTCATTTCTTTGGTATTTGATATTTATTCTTTTGATTGATTGGTTTGGAATTTATAAGATGGATATTTATGAAAAAAGGAATTCAATTTTTTAAGGGAAACCAAGGTTACTACTACGCATGCCCTTATGATCCCATCCTATCCTGTTCTATTTTTTGAAGGGAAGGGTTTCAAAGGGCATGCGTAGTAGTAACCGTAGGTTACTGCGACTACGAAGTGAGCGCCCTACTTTATGTACACGATTGTATATCTTTTATAAATACTAAAATTATTATAAATAATATGTTTTTGATAAATTTTTTTTCTCTTGAAAATCTCGCTATTTTATCGAATCTCTCATATTCTAACGCATCATAAAACCGCCATTGGCTATATATAAATGTTAATACAATTGATAAATAAATATAACCAGATAAACTTGAATAATGCATGGGTATAATTTGTAATACAGCTCTATCAAAATCGATTTCTTTATTGATATTTTCAAAGAAAGAAGAAGTAAACGCCCGAGTAGTAATAATGGATTCTAATTGAGATATTATTATTTTTTGAGAAATAATGGGCGGTAAAAACGCATTTACCGATATAAAACAGGATATAATATACAATATATAAAAGGTGCAATTTCTAAAACAATTCATTTTGAGAATATTTGTATTATTTATGAATTCTATTTATAAATTCCATAGTATTTATAAATAAATATCAATTTTCTGGTTATACCGTCAAAAAGAATATTGATTCGTTCAAAGAATACATAAAAAAACGACTAGTATAATAGAAGTAACCATGAATAAATTATTAGAAAGAGAGACAATTTCTCTCGAAATTAAAAAAATATTGACTGATTATCCAGAAAATTGTAAAAATATAAATTTTAAGAAAGGTATCTATATCTATGGATCTCCTGGATGTGGTAAATCGCAATTCATTACAGAATTATTAAAAGAATTAAACTATGATATTATAAAATATGATGCAGGGGATGTCCGAAACAAATCACTTATTGATACAATCACTTCGGATAATATTGCCTCTCAAAATGTATTAGAAATGATGCGTGGTAAACGAAAATACATTGCAGTCATTATGGATGAAATCGATGGTATGAATAATGGGGATAAGGGTGGTATTACATCCCTTATAAAATTAATAAGACAAAAGAAAACGAAAAAACAGCGCCAGGAGCATAAAACAATAAATCCCATTATTTGTATTGGAAATTATAATATGGATAAAAAAATCCGCGAATTAATGAAAGTATGTCATTCTTTCGAATTACGGCTACCAACAGATAAACAAATATATGAAATGATTAAACCAATGAATATAGTACCAATGATACAAGATAAAATTGTAAATTATATACAAGGAGATTTAAGAAAATTAGTATTTATTAAAAAAATTTATGAAAAAAATCCACAATTATTAAATGAAGATACTCTGGAATCGATTTTTCATATAAAATCATATAGTGAAGATTCAAAACAAATAACGAAAAAATTATTACAGAGCCCTGTATCTCTAACCGATCATAATCGTTATATGAATGAAACAGATAGAACAATTATCGCGCTTTTATTACATGAAAATATTATAGATGCTATTTCGGGGTATCCAAAAGAGAGGAATGTCCCATTTTATCAAAAGATTTTAGATAATTTCTGTTTTGCCGATTTTATGGATAGAATTACATTTCAACATCAAATATGGCAGTTTAATGAAATGAGCTCACTAATGAAAACATTTTATAATATAAAAAAATATCATGAAGAATTTCCAATAAAAACATCGAATCCATCCGATATACGATTTACCAAAGTACTTACCAAATATTCTACAGAATATAATAATTCTATATTTATTTACGATTTATGTCAAAGTCTAGATATGGATAAAAATGATTTAGTTGCATTTTTTCAGGAGTTACGATTAAATCATGGAGAGAATATTACAAAAAATAATAATTTTATTGATTCTATATTTGATGAATATGATATTAATAAATTAGATATTAAACGACTTTATAGATATTTAGATAAAAATATTAAAAAAGAAATTATAGAAGAAGAAAGTGATGATGAAGACGATGAAGTATTATAACGTTTTATCTATTTTTATCAATAAAATATTGATAAAAATAATGGGGGGGCTTTGAATTTCTCATATCTCTGGTTCTGTTTTTGACCGTTCGGTTATAATTATATCCGAAATTTCGATTTGAATATTTTCTCTAGTAATATCTGTGTGTTTTTCGGTTTCATCCATCTTTGCATCCTTTTCTAAAACAATAACCTTATCTTCTAATTCCTTAATACGTATCATTAATCGCTGTATTTCTTGATAAGGCTGACCGTTTATGAGTTGTTGTTGTAGATTAATCGCAATCTGTTGTAATTCCTGATTTTTCTGTATAAGATTCTGAATATCCGCTTTTTGAGAATTTATAATATCTAGAATTTCAGGAGTACTTAATGCTTTTGGAGGTTCTCCATCACGACTTATCATAATTGGCGCATTTACCTGTTGCTGCATCGCCATTTTAGCACGTTCTAATTCAATTTCCCGTGTCTGTTTTAGAACATCTGGTTTCATTTTCGGTTCGCCTGGTTCATATGCCGCTAATAAATCGTCGATTTTCTCCATAAAAAATTCCTTTATAGAAGCCTCTTTTGGTTCACGAATAAAATCATTGACTGTTTTAGGACTCGGCTTTAAAAAATCTGGATGGGCATTTTCTAAAAGTTTCTTCTTATCAAAAGTATTATGATTATGAGAGAATACCAGGATTGATTTCATTGGATCGAGCTGAACTAATGGTACAGTATAGTTCTTTAGGAAATGTTTCTCTTCTGCTAGAGCAGCATGATCTTCATATCGCGAGTCTTTAAGAAGTTCTGTACGGAATGCGAATGTACCTGCAGTTGCATGATTCGGACCATATGGGCCCGCCTGATATAATTGTTTGATATGTTTAAAATAAATATATATTTCGGAAGATCCCGCACACATTGCATGACGGTTCGCATTAAGCGTATCTACAGCATGACTAACACGTTCGGGAGGATAATAATCGTCGTCATCCATATAGACAATGATTGTGCCTTTTACAAATGAATGCATATAATTACGCTTCTTACCGAGAGTCATTTTATCATCGACAGAAAAATAGCGGATTTGTTTAATACCCGAGGCATTAATCAAATCATCGACTTTATCGGTACCATCATCCACGATAATCCATTCCATACGATCTTTTGGATAGGTCTGGTTCCTGAAACATTCGAGCATAATAGGAATAAAAGGTCGGCGATTGAATGTCGGTGTACATACTGATACGAACGGATAGAACTTCTTTTTAAGAACAGGTGTATGTGATTTCATTTTTCCCATATTTCCTAAATAATATTTTTAGTTATGAATTATAATACGATTTCCTTTATCTCTTTTATACGCGAAAGGAATAAAGAGTTTTTTTATAGTATATTATTAAATAGATATGTTAAATAATATATTATCAAATACTTCAAAATACAGGGTATTTCATCATATAATAGAAGAGAGTCCCCAATTATGTATTAGTGGTCATAAAGTTCGGCATTTTACATTTCTTTTCGATATTCTAACACATACAATTCTAAAACTCGGTACTTCTTATTGTAAAAAACATGGGTTATTGAAAAATCATATGAAAAACGATTTATTGATAACGGTATTGAGAGAATCGGTAAAATCCGGTAGTTTCTTAGAAAAAACAATATCTATCAGTCTCTCTGTATATATTTTTAATTTAATAAAATCAACTATAAATAATAAAATCGAATATTTCCAAAACATTGATTTATCTACAGATGAAATTGAATACTATGATTATCGGCTACCATTAGAACATTTAAAGAGAGATGTTTTAGAAATAAAAGCCGAATATTTTAATGAATATAATTTTCCTGAATATTCTGGAGAGTATTTTGATATAGTAGAGAGAATCGATGATTTACTAGATTATAGAGAGAATACTGATATTAATAAAATAGAAGAATCTCTCACAAATATCCAAAATGAAATATTACAATTATTGAATTCTGAGGGTGGATTCAAAAATGATATACTAGACATCGAAAAACAGGCAGAAATCGAAATTCAAGAAAATATAAAAATCGAAGAATCTCTCAAATATGAAAAAGAAGAACAAGAAAAACAAGAAATTTTAGAGAGATATGAAGAATATATAAATTTCGAAAAACAACAGATCGATTCAATCGCTGAAGAATATTATGACAATGAAGAAATGGATGATTTTATTAAAACTATTTTGAAAGAAATTATGGATTCTATTAAAGAAACTGAAGAATCTAGTGTAGTAGAAACGATAAAACAAAACAATACATTTGAAGACCAACGACTCGATGCGTTAGAACTAAAAGAGAGAATCCGTATTCTAGCCGAAGGTATTAACGAATTTAAAATCGAATTTGCCGTTTTCCAAAACGATTTATATCATTTTAAAAAGGATATCGAAGAACAAAGAAATCGACATTACGCATTTTTTCTAAAACATAATATACCTTGGTTAGGTTAGAGAAATCGATTCATTATAAAAAGAACAAAATAATGAATTGTTTAAGAAAGAATATAAAGAATTTTTTTAATATAAAAAGGGGATAACCCGGGCTTAGCTCAGTTGGTAGAGCATTTGACTGTAGAGGTTTCACATTTGTTATGATGATAGTATTAGATATTGTCTAATACATATACCATTGTTATCAAATTGTCGCTGGTTCGATTCCAGCAGTCCGGAATAAGGAAAAGACAGAATAAAAAAACAAGGTATCCCCTGTTTTTTTATACAGTTACCTAAGCGAATTTAGAATGTGCAAAGGTGTAAAAAATTGATTTATGAAAAAAAGATATTATTCATTCACATATCTCAACAGTATAGTTTCATAATATGTCTTCTCTCGGAAAAATCGTACTACTCGGACTCGAATACGAGAAATATTATGTACATTATACAGAACAAGAGAATTATACAATCGAATCAATCGCGACAGAACTCGATTCTACGAAACTATGGATAAAGTGTTTTCAAATCGTAGAAATACTAGAAGTCATCGAAAATATTTCAGAAGACGAAATCGATAATTATACTATCCAATATATGCAAAAATACGGTATTGCAAATGTTCGTAGTAATGAGTATCTATATGCCGATCATTATTCCTTAGATAAAAATCATTATAAATCTGTTTTGGAACAAGTAGTAGGTCCTACCTGGAGAAAAATATATTCTGATATAAAATATGAAAATTTTCACGGTCTTGCGGATCCGCCAAATGATACTCAAGCAGTAGATGAAAAATATAGAAATGGGCCATTCCTATCACGAGCAGTAGATCCAAAATATAGAAATGGGCCATTTCTATGTGTAGATTATTATAATAAAACAAAACGTTGCGAATGTTGTCTTAGAAAAGATACGCATATAGAAAATTGTTGTTATCGTTACATTCGTAAATTACCCGCGGATACAGTATAAAAAATAGTTGTTATCGACCGAATTCTTATATATTATATAAATACTACTCTAACTACTCTAACTACTTAACTACTCTAACTACTCTAACTAGTACCATAGTGGTATTTTTTTTAGATAAATTCTCTACATATCTTGAATTCCATATCTTCTGCACCCATCATTGCATCGACCATCTCTTCATTATTGGAGGGTAAATAGAGGGTTAATGGATGATCGTCCGCATATTTTCCAAGGATTCGCATCCGCTGCAGCGCATTCGTAACCGTCGATGTTGTGAAATCGCTATACTGGTGGGTCAAGTGTCTCTGATAATCCGAGGAGCAGTAGGACAATCCACGGAGGGACAGTCTGTTTGCTACAAATATAATCCTAGGTGCGTCCTTCAATAAATCGATGATTTCTGCAAGGGATCGCTGCTTGATTGGATAAATATCCCCGCCGATAATAAGTTTACGCTCGGAGTTCAGTAAGACAAACACAATATTTTTGAATTTATTACTAAGCATAGTCGACACTGAAATCATCTCATCTACATAGCGGTATGCATTAATCAACATCATTCCTCTTATACAGTCCTCTCTGAATTTCCTAACTGCATCGATGATTCCTGCGTCCGTATATTCGATTTGCAGGTCACCGAGACCCTTATATGTGACGTCAGGAACCAGGGTCTTGACAGTATGGAAGTATCCTGGCTCCTTATATAGTTTATGTCGAGGAGTCGCTGTGATATAGTACTCGTGGACAGCACCCTCGGCTAGAGGATGTCTGCCCTCGTAATAGCCATCTGCCTCATCCATATAGAGGATGTATTTCTTCGAGTAATCGTCGATTCCTGGCTTATCACTACATTTCAGATATTTCTTATACCTAGCTTTATTATTCATAAGGAGGACGACCTCCTTATGAATTTTCCTGGATTTATGGTCGATGGCTTGAAAGCAAGTGATTCCTGCATCTAGAAGCCGCTGCTTATACTGGTTTAAGACAAGCGAGGAATTCTGTAGGATAATGATCTTAGTGAATCCTGCGTATAACGGATTTTGCAAGGAATCGAGGATTTCCTTTGTTTTCCCCGATTGTACCTTACCGTAAATAAGGACTCGGCGTTTCCTGAGTAGTATTTCCCTATATAATCCTGGGTTAATATAGGCACGCAGAGTCCAGAGAACAGCACGGTCTCCTGAGTACTCTACAATAATACCTATGATATCTGCGTTATTTAATACTTGCATTTGCATTTGCATATTCGCTTGTTTTTTGGGGGGAAATTATACCCTTTAGAAAATAAAAAAAAGGATTTCGTTTTTACGAGGGAACGTACTACTACTAATATGAAATGCGTATGCCCTTCGAACTCTCCTAACTACATTTTAGTTTAACAATAGAGGGATTATTCATATGTGGTTAATTATCTACTTGAAATAGATTCCTCCCCACCAAATCATTTACCCATTTCTTATCATCATTTTTTTCTGCTTCCCTGGCCTGTTTTCTATATTGTAAAAATGTATCTACATCCTCTTTCCTTGATTCTTCTTGCAAAGCAGCAGCCTGTCGTTCTATTTCAGCTTTTTCCTGTGCTTCTTTTGAAAATACAGGTGGATGATCTTTATCATATTGTTCTTCTTCTGCCCTCTCCTTTTCTAAAGATTCTTTCATAACATTTTGGCGTTGTCCTTCTACTCGTTCTTTTTTCTTTATATCTAATTTATTTTTTTCATTAATATTTAAAGTATCATATTTTGCATCTAATGGTACAATAGTATCAAAATATTTCATAAACATCCATATTCCAAATATAAACATGACAGCAAAATTGATAATATATAAAAAGGATTTCACATTAATATTTTTAATATTATTATCTCGAGAATAAACAATCATAGAACTGAATAATGTCATTAAAACCGCAATTTCAAAAAGATAAACTACTGTATATTTACTGATAAGTTGTAAAAACCAATTAAAACCATTTGGATCACTACATCTTGGATCATATAATTTATAAATCTTATCAAATACCATATCCATAATATCGCCATATACCTCAAAAACATCTTTTTTTTGACTTATAAAAATTCCGAAAAATAAATAGCCAATAAAATAAAGAAGACATAAATAACCACTAAATGGAAAAATCATAATATTAATAACAATTTTAATAATCCAATAAATAATAAATTTAATAGAACCAGAGATAGGCCGGCTTAATTCGCTTGCCCAATCAGGTAATCTTTCTATAAATTGTGCAATAAATGCAAAAAACATTACAATTCCTGCGAAAAAATTAAAAAATGCAGAATTACCATTCATCATTTTACCAATAATCGAAAATATATCTTGTCCAGTAGCTGAAATACTTGTAAATACTATTATAAATAATATAATATACATTACATATGGACGATTATCACTGAACTTACGTAATGGTTTAAATTCTGATACATAATCACATATTAAATAAAATACAGTAAGTGGTTTTATTGCAATTCCTAGAAAATAATCGAGATATTCTTTAAGATATGGATCGTAATATTCCCTTTCGACATTTATAAATGGTATGCGATTTCCTAATATATCTCTAAAACAAAACATATAAAATAAATTATAGAATATATGAATAACTACAGGTAAAAATAATAGTCTATAAATTTCTTGTTTTATAGTGGTAGAATATCGTTTAATTTCGTTTTTTGCATCCTCTCTACTTTGTTTACAGTCGACTTTAAAACCTTCGGTAGTATTCTCTCCTTCGGTAGTATTCTCTCCTTCGATAGTATTCTCTCCTCCAGTTTTATTTTCAAATCCATCTTTTTTTACATCTGAATATAAAAGATTTGGATCAATTAAATCACTCATATCTAGTATTTCTGTTTCCTCTGTAAAATAACTACCAGATAAATCATTACATTTAACCGCTAAAAATACATTTAAAACCGTTTGTAACCCATTATCTATAATATTATCGATATTTTTTATAGGACAAAGAATATAATCACGAATAGCAGAAAATATTTCACCTGCATCTTTTGCCCAACTCATATCAATCTTTGTTTTAGGTTTTCGATGCATATCAAACTCCCCGAAAATATCGAATCCTTCTTTTATATCCACTTTTTCAGATTTATCATAATATAAATTTTTAAAAATATCTTTAAAATTACTTTCGGCATATGGAATCTCAATCGATTCAAAATCTGTTTTAGATTTTTCATCTATTGATTTTGGTAGATTCGTTCTCCATGTTGTTCTTATATCTGACATTTTATAAATATATTCTAATATACTAATATATTAGAATATATATATGTTCAACGTATTTTACAAGTCTTTTTATATAGAATCTTATAGAGTATATATCGATCTTATCTTGCATACATCAATCCACAGTTTCCGCCAATAAAAGATATGATATTATATCTCTCTTCGAATACAGTTAAATTATAATTATATTCATATAATTTCCAATTCATCTTATTAATACCAATCGGATTACCATTTTCATCATAAATAGTAGTAATATTTGAATTCGCAGTATCTATAGGTGGAACATACGTCGTTATTTCGAGTTCAATCGTACGAAATTTACTTAAATTAATCGCACCCGTAGGCTGATATTCAAAAGGACTCGTATTCAGACAAAAATTATAGCAATAGAGGCCATCCACATTACACCCACCAATAGAACGTCCGTATTTTTCTATATATTCATAAATGCCCGTTGTTAATGTATTCTCTCTATACCCTCCATCAAATAAAATACCTAATGTTTCTAAAATCGATTTATGATTCACTGGTTGAAATGCGCCTGTATAAAAATACCCAGTACTTTCACCAATATTCGCAGTATTTCCGGAATCAATACCAGGCGGACTCTGTATTAATGGACCATATCCCATACTAACATCATAGGGAGCATCCATAATATTTACTGGAAGAATATCATATGGCCAATTCGTATAATTCGACCATTCATTACGCATATTTACATCATTCCTCTGTAAATAAAACATCCAATTCGCAATCATACCATTTGATGTAAGCTGGACTTTTTGAGAACCAGTAATATTTTGGAAATTATATTCGAAAACATCCTTTATAAGATAGACTTGATCTTCTGCAGCAAATGCACGGGCTTCTTCGTTTGAAAGAAATGCGTAGGTAGCCATAATATGAATATCCGCATTCCAAATATTCGTTTTATTTTGATATATATCAGTTAGACCAGTAGGGTCGTAAATTTCATATGCAGGAGGTGATTGTAAAAAATAATACATATTAAATTGCGGTTGATTAAAATCCGGTTGTATATATGGGAAATTATTACCATAATCAAAAACATCACGTACTTGGAATAATTCTTGGATAGGTCTAAAAGTAACATTAATATATAATTCATTATTTTGGAGACATATAAGTGGAAATGCGCATCGACTATCCATAGTAAACCATGTATTAATTGGAATATAGAGTTGACGACCACGTATAGATGGTTCGGATCCTTTTGGATCTTCATTCTTACCATCTATCGTACCAGTGTAAAATGCTGATGGATATGTATTTACACGGGAATATGCATTTGCAGGGTCATTCAATTCACTAATATTACCTGTCATTTTATAAAAAAGCTCTTTTTTTGCAGCGGGGAAATCGCGCTCTACCATTGCGTTAAGGTACTGGCCTGAATATTGTTGTAATGTAAAATTTCCACATGTAATAGTGATTTGTTCAATCATTTGGATTCCTAAATTTTTAATCCATTTAAAATCATAGGATGCCCATTGGTTTGTATTATTTGGATTTGGATTCATAATCGGACTCCAAATATCTGGTAAATTAATAACAATATATGTATCCATTAACAAATCAGCATTACGATTTACTTTAAATGAAAAAGTCGACGATTCAGTTAAACGTAAATCACGTTGACCATCATAGTCAAGG